ATAGTAATATGTTGGCCTCTGATGAAGCGGTTTTTGGCGTAAAAACTAAAAGTACGCAAGATCAAGGCCCCAAAAGGACAACCCTTATCGTTAGGAAACTTAATAATTTTTTAACAACATATTATATATTACTATGACTAATAATATTTTAGATACCTTAGAGGTAAAACAGTTTGAGGCAGAAGTGCATCAATCTTATCAGGAAGAAGGTAACACTCTTGCTGAATGTACCAGATACAGACGTATCAACGGTAACAAAACTCAATTCCCAATCTTAGGAACTTTAGCTGCGGCTGAAAGAGTAATTGGAACTCCTGTAGTTGCTACTAACCAAAGTGCATCTGCTGTAGAAGTTCAAACTACTAAATACTCTGTAGCTCAATGGACTGACATTTTCTTACAAGGCGAAGTTAACTTTGACGCTAAACAAGAAAGTGCTAAAGCTGTTGCTATGGCTGCTGGCCGTAAAGTTGACCAAGTGGTTATTGACGCTTTAGAACTATTAGACGGTTCATACACTAACACTGTTGGCGTTGCTATCGGTGGTGCTAATACCAACTTAAACGTTGCAAAATTAGCCGAAGCTGCAAAGCAACTTGATATTAATGGTGTACCTTCCGCTGATCGTTTTGGTGTCATTCATACCAATTCTCACCATTCATTAACTCAAGAAACTACTGTTGCATCATCTGATTACAACAGCAATAGAGTTCTTGCTAATGGTAAGATCAACGATTACTACGGTTTCAAATTCAAGCAAATTGGTAACTTAGCTGACGAAAATGGTTTGGCATTAGCTTCTAATGTTCGTAACAACTTCTTCTTCCATAAGTCTGCAATCGGTCTTGTAATGGGTATGGAAATCAAAGTAGAAATTGAGTACCACCAAGATTATGGTGCGCACTTAGTAACTGCTTTCTTCTCTGCCGGTTCTAAAGTAATCGACGAGTTAGGTATTTCTTTCGTAGATACTTACGAAGCTTAGTTTTATTAACCTTTAATTAGATTTTATTATGGCTTTTTCAAAGAAAAATTTGGTTCTATTAAACCAAAGTGGTGTACCCGGTTCTCCAAAAATTTGGATGTACCACACAGCGGATACTGTAGCTACTGTTAACACAGCGGACTACTTTTTGACTGCTAACGACATTCTAACTACTAACGATATTATCTTCGTAGTTAGTTCAACTGGTGGTACTCCGGTACATACCATTAATATTGTCAATGCGTCATCTAGTACAACTGTTGACGTATCAGATGGCTTAGTTATTACTGCTACTGACACTGACTAATTTAGAAACTGTGTGTCTCCGGCATAAATGCCGGGGGCATGCTTTAATTGAATAGAAAATTATGGCTGTTACTACTACGGATATTAGTATCTGCGCAGCCGCTTTACAGCTTATAGGCGCAGAAGAAATTGAATCTTTCTTAGATGAAACAAGAGAAGCGAGGATTTGTGCTTCTATATATCCAACAGTCAAAAAGGACATGTTGCAATCAAGCGCATGGCGATTTTCTATTAGGCAAGAAGAATTAAATAGATTAACTACAGTACCTCTATTTGATTTCAGTTATGCTTATTCCTTACCATCAGATTTCTTACGCTTAGTAGGTAAACAGAATCCTACATCTAAGCACCAAATCTACGAAAATAAATTATATACTGACTTAACGCCAGTCTATGCGAGCTTACAATATGACGTGGATGAGCAATATTTCCCTGCGTATTTTACTCGTTTGATGCAATTAGAAATGGCTGCAATGCTTGCGGCTGCGTTATTAGAAGATGAAAACAAAGCAGATAAATTTGGGGCTTTCGCTAAAACACAAATGATTAAAGCGAGAAATATAGACTCACAAAATAATACTTCTAGCACTATACCGGCAGGAGCGTTTAACTTAACTAATGTTAGATACTAATGGCACAAAAGGCTCGCATAAAAACAGTACAGGTAGGTTTCACAGCAGGCGAGCTTGACCCTGTTTTATTGGGGCGTATTGATAAAGAACTTTATTATAAAGGTGCTGCTAGGCTACGTAATGTTGTAGTTAATCCTCAAGGACATGTTACACGTAGACCCGGATTAGAATATATAGACAGCACTACTGGTAATGCCGCTTCACAATCTATAGAGTTTGAGTTTAATAACATCCAAAAATATTTAATCGTATTCACCGCTGGTGAGTTCAAAGTCTATAAAGATGATGTTTTACAGGCTACTGTAACTTCATCACCAATTAGTTCTTTAACTGCCGATCAAGTACAAGAAATGAAATTTGTACAATCAGCGGATACCTTATTACTTTTCCACAAAGATGTTCAAACCATTAAGATTACAAGAACGAGCCACACTTCGTGGACTGCTGCATCTGTAACTTATGATAATATACCGTGGTTTGCTTTTTCTGGTGTAAGTGTTAGTGAGCCAGCACAGACATTAACTCTTAGCAATACAACTGGTAGAGACGTAACAGCAACCGCAGGTGGTGGTAGTGTGTTTTCATCTGGTAGTGTCGGTCAATATATTTATGGTAAAGCTGGCGGTATTCTTAGAATTACTGGGTATACCAGTGCTACTGTTGTTACCGGACAAATTGAGGTTGACTTCCCATCTGTTGGGCCGATTGCGGCTGGTCAATGGGAATACGAAACTGGCTACGAGGCTGTTTGGTCTGGTTCAAAAGGTTGGCCGTCATGCGGAACTTTCCACCAAAATAGATTATGGGTGGCAAATTCCGGTGAAAGACCACAAACATTATGGGGTTCTCAAGTAAGTAACTTCTTTGATTTTAATGTAGATCAAGGCAATGATGACGATGCGATTGACGTAACTATTGATGATAACCGAGTTAATGCTATTCGTAATATTGTTTCTGGTCGTAATCTACAAATCTTTACTACTGGTGGTGAGTTCTATATACCGACCGAAGTTGGAAACCCAATTACACCGGCTAAAGTTTTGATTACTAAATCTACTGCTCACGGTTCAAGTAATGTACTACCAGTACCAGTAGGTGGTGCTACCGTGTTTATTGAAAACGCAGGTAAGGTAGTTAGGGAATTTATTTATAATGAATTAGAACAAAACTATGGTGCTAAAAATATTTCAATACTTTCGTCTCACCTCATTAGTTCGCCAGTTAGTTCGGCTGTTAGACAGTCCACATCCGATAGTCCGGCTGATTATTTCTATGTGGTTAATAGCGATGGTACAATGGCCGTGCTTAATATCGCTAGAGATCAAGAACTTTTAGCATGGTCTTTATGGACAACTAACGGTACTTTTGAAGAAGTAACTGTTTTAGGGCAAGATGTTTATGTAACGGTTAAAAGAACAATTAACAGCTCTACGGTTAGATACATTGAGAAATTTAATAGCGACCATTTTTTGGATGCTTCATTGATTAAAACTAGTGGTAGTGCAACTACTTCTTGGACAGGACTAAGTCATCTTGATGGCGAAACAGTTAATGTAAGAGGTGATGATTATATTCTTGAAGATGCTGCTGTAGCAAGTGGAGCTTTAACTAGCTCACTAGATGTATCTGAATTAGAAGCTGGTTTAGAGTATCTAGCACAAGTTAAAACGCTACCGATTGAAGCTGTGTTAGATAATTCACAATTAGCTGGTGATTGGAAAAGATTAGTCTGGGTGAACGCCAGATTAAATAATAGTAGAAATATTGTCGTTAAGTATAATAATAAAAGATATGTACCAGCGTTTACTTATTTTGGTTCTAATGTTTTAGACCAGCCAGTTGCGTTGTTTACGGGTTGGAAAAAAGTACATCTTGCAGGTGTAGAGCGAGATGTTGATGTGGAAATCACACAAGACGACCCATTAGAGTTTGAAGTATTAGCATTAACAATAGCGGTAAAATGAACTTATTAGATTTTAACGTACAAGATCATTATACAGAGGTTGAACGCTGGTGGGAATTTTGGCGTTGGAAAGGTAGAGTATGTGCAGAAGCCTTATCGGATATAGGCTATGTAGTTGAGAAGAACGGAATACTGTTATGTGCCGGGTGGCTATATACCACCAACAGTTTAGTAGCTTGTTTGAATTTTATTACTGCTAACCCATATGCACAGAAAGAAGATGTGAGTGAGGGGCTGGATTTTTTAATTGAATGTTTAAGCCAACGCGGTTTGAAAGAGGGGAAGAGAATTATTATGTCAACGGTTAATAATAAGAATTTAGCAAAACGTTTAGGGCGTTTAGGTTTTTTAGAAAATGGAAATAATTTAACTCATTATACAAGATTAAAATGGCTACTGGAGCATTAATAGCAGCAGCGGTAATATCCGCAGCGACAACAGCATACACAGTTAGAGAGCAAACCATGACCAGTAAGCGTATGGCTACTATTGCTGGTCAACAAGCCCGTGCAGAAGCGAAACAATTAGAGATGCAAGCTCAAGCCGAACGAACACAGGCAGAGGTTGACGAACTAGATAGACAAAGAACGCTTGACCGTATTATGTCTGCACAAAATGCAGTG